AAGGGTTAAGAAATTTTTTCGTCCAGGCCCCGGCGCAGATCGGGGCAAAGCGGCCAAACTTAGTGAGGAGATTAATCGACAATACAACCGGAAACATTAAGTTATCGGCTGATTATTCCATCAACATCGGCTCGTTGGTCGATGAAGCTTTACGCGAGATTTATAATGATCCTGATCAGGGGCTATATAACCCGCGACTGTTCGAAATTACAAACGGTGCATTACAGCAAGCCATAACCGTCGAGGTTAACCGGGAGAGCGAAGATTGGGGCAAAACGAATAAAGCATTTGTTAACCAGTTCCGGGAAAATACGGCTATTTTCGCCGCTTTCAAGAATCACCAGCAGACCAATGAAATTGTTGACTTATTGGTTGATGAAAATGGTAATACGCGATCCTTTTCTAAGTTCAAAAAATTGGCTTTGCAGGTTTCTAAGGATTACAACGTAAACTGGCTACAGACCGAATACAACACGGCCACCCGATCAGCCCGTGCCGCTGTAAATTTCAGGAAGTATCTGGAGACAGAGCATCTGTATCCGAACCTTGAATATCTGATCAGTATAGCCGAGCATAAAAGCGAAGAGCACCTTTCGTATGTGGGAACTATTTTACCTATCCGTCACACCTGGTGGGAAAAGCATTTGCCACCATCACGATGGAACTGCCAGTGTTCGGTTCGGCCAACCAATAAGCCCATCACCACAGTACCCGCCGATGACGAACCGCTCGATCCGGTATTTGCCAATAATCCCGGACAAACGGCCAAAATGGTTAATACGGAAGAAACGGCGTATTATACCAACACGGACGCGGAATTAAGGGTTGCTATTGAAGAATTGGCGATACGAGCTGAGCGAATCAGGCAGCGGCTTGCTGAAATTGAATTCGAGCGAACAAACTATAATTCGGGTGGTTATGTCGATGTACCTAAAACAGGGCAGAATAAAAACGAGCTCGACAAGAATGTTGAAGTGTACGGAAAGTTGGGAAAAATAGGCCAGAAATACGCTCTACTAAATGTAATCAATTCTGAAGGGAAAAAGAATCCGGACGCGATTAATTTGCTTGACTATACCTATTCGGACGCTAAAACAACAGTAACAGGAAACATCAAAAATGCCGTACAAAACAGCATTAAAGCTGCGTCATTGCAAAAAGTTGATGAAGTAGTTATTCAGTTGAATACTGAGGCCAACCTTCACGAAATTAAACGGGGATTATTGGCTTCATTCCAGCAAGGCCGGGCTGAAACAATACGGAAAGTGATCGTGATTGATAAGACGGATAAAATCCTGATTTTCGATATCGATGAGTTTAAGGCAGCCTTTAAATAACAAAAGAGCTTTCTTTTAACGGAAAACCCTTTCGCGGGGGAGCCAAAGCTCCGGCTGCATTCGCAGTGATACAAATGTACAACTAATTTTGAAATTACAAAACAATGGACATCAACGAATTTGCCAAACAGTTCCCGGAGCGGATCAGAAAGCTTCAGGAATTTGCCAAAGGTGATGATATCAAAGATGTGATGGGCGTTGAAGCGGTTGCGCATTTTAAACAATCGTTCGATAAACAGGGATTTACTGACGAAAATACAGAACCTTGGGCAGACGTAAAACGGCGTGATCCAAACTCAGAATGGTACGGACATTCCGGCCAAACGGGTAAGTTCAGTGCGGCACGTACTTCGGCAAAAATACTGACTGGAGAAACCGGCGAGCTGAAGGAATCAACCTATTACGCAAAAACAGAAAAAGGGGTGAGAGTTTATAATGACAAGCCTTATGCACGTGTGCATAATTTTGGGGGTATGGCCAAAGTTTACGGTAAGAAAGCTTTCCAGATGATTGCCCGCCCGTTCATCGGTTCCAGCACAATCCTGATCACAAACATTAAAACCGAAATTAAAACCCGTGCTGAAGCTATTTTAAAAGGCAATTAAAACCTGAAACTCATAACCCGAAACACGTAATAATTTTATATATGAAATCAGTTTACACCGCAGTACTCGACCGCCTAACAGAAAAAGTTCCGGCGCTCAAATGGATAGAAATGGATATGGGACAGTTATCACAGGCAAAGCCTTCGGTTACTTTTCCATGCGCCTTGGTTGGGATCAAGCTACCCAAATGCAAATCGATCACCGACACCTTACAGGATTGCAACGCCATAATCAGTATTCGCCTGGCATTCGATACCCAGATGAGAACTTCAGCGGCAACACCAGGAGAATCGCGTACCGCTTCGCTGGCCGTTTATGATACTATTGCCGATGTTTATGCCGCTTTACAGGGTTGGGGTACGCAATACTTCAATACATTAGATCGCGCCTCGCAGGGCGACGAACCTGCCAAAAACGGGCTGTTTATTTATAAAATGGAGTTTTCAACGATGTTTGAGGATGCGACGGCTGAAGCATAAAAAAAAAGGCGACAATATCTTGTCGCCTTTTTTTTATGCTTTTAATTCATCTTTTTATATTTGTTTCATGTACAAAGAAAAAAATATACGAAAACGGTTTAAACGAGACTTTGGATTGTTTGTAATCATCGCTGTGATCATTGCCATCGTTTACTTTTTAAAATGGATTGGTTTAATTGGCTTTCCAAATTAATTCTCCAACTGTAATTCTAAAGTTTTGAATCTATACAGTTTTTTCAAAGCAATATCGTCTATACCTAATGGCCCAAAAACTCTTTCCTCAATATCCTTTTCATGTTGTATTTTAGATTCTACGGTAAAGGGAGCTTTTACAATTTTCCCCTTTTTGTCAAATAATTTAAATCCTGAAATACTAGAATAGCCAGAATACGCTTTTCTAGTCATCGCCTCAGCCGCGAGACTGATACAAAACTTTTTATAGGCTTCGAGATAGGCAACAGAATCGTTTTTAGCCTCGATAACAACTTCTTTATCTCCATCTGAGCGTATCTCAGTATAGTCATATTTTTTACTACACGATACAAAAAATAATGCAATCAGCGCAATATGTAATAATTTTTTCATGATACTGGTTTTAGTTGATTATTGTCAAATATAAAAATTAAACTCTGATTTTTTTAAATCCGTTTAAAGATCGTTTCCCCAGCTCTATGGCCGCAGCATGTTCGGCCAACCGGATGATATTAATTCCTAAATCATTGCTCTGGTTTCGCTTTCCGTTTAGTACTTCCGAAACATGGCCTTCAGAACACTTTAATATCCGGGATATTCGCCGCTGCTCACCTTTTGGCATCGAGTTAATTAAATCGAGCCGCCGGTATCGTGGTAATTGAGTTTTTTTCATGGCATGGCGTTAATGTTAGTTCCACAATCAGGGCAACATCCATCGGGGTTCATTCGCAGATCGAACCATCGGCCACATTTGGCGCATTCGTGCCATATTTCGTGGTTTCGGTGTAGAGACGCGATTAATCGCGTCTCTACGAACAGGTAAATCTTTTTCATAGTAGTTGATTTATTTGTAAACTCCAAGATTATTTATTGCAGTTTTGGCAGATGGTGTCCAGCTATCAAATCTGCCATCTTTGTGCTCTTCGACCCATCTTTTCACGTAGGAGACCACAGCAATACGCCAGTCTTTTTGTGATTTTGTCGATAGCTTTTCTTTTTCAAATTGATTCTTTTTTTCGCCAGCTAAATTTCTTGCCTCTGCCATCTGCATGTATTCATTAATCTCGCCGGATAAATTCACACGGAAAAGATAAAACCAGTCAGGCTCAATACACATTGCCATTTTATCGGCGAAGCAAAGATTTGATGGCATAGCTCCTTCTTTTTTTGCATAGAATCTAGAGTGATACTTAGTGAAATTTTGCCATTTGTAAGACGCTTCAATTGGCTTATTAACTAATTCGATATACCATTTTAATATGACGTAATAACTCAAACTATGTCTATTCCTATCGAACAGAAATCCCATAATCCGAGCTCCAAGCTCAACGTGAGTTTCGCCTTCTGGTCCGTCCATGTTTGGCTTTCCCCAATAGCCAAGGTCGTGCATAAAAAATGCAATCCAAATTCGCGGGTCAAAAGGAAATCCATAGAGTTTTATCCATGCTATTGCTACAAAGATTGGGTGTATCAAAAAGCAATGAGCTCCGTAAAGCACTGATTTAGTTCCTATTTTCATAATTTTTGTTTGTTTTTTTGAGTTTCAGTTTTATGAAGCCTGGTGTGAAATTTACAAAGCTCAATGACCTCGTTTTCCGTCAGCCCAATAATTTTAATGCTTTCCTTATTGAGTTCGTTACCTTCTCTTTTAAAGCAGCCTACCAGAGTGAAATACACTGCTTTTTTAATTGCCCTAGCTGTTCGTTTATTGACTGTTATATTCATTTTGTGAGTGTTAAAAATTTAAACAACTTGTCTTTTTTCTAATGCTTCCTGAAGCGCAGAAATGACCGGTTCAATCATCAGTTTAGCCCATTCAGGAGGCACAGCGTTGCCGATCAGCTTGGTTTGTTCCTTCTTGGTCAGCTTTAGCAATGGATCGGTAAAGTAGCGTTCCGGGAACGTGGAGATCAGGCCCAACTCCTCAGGATCAAGAAACCGCATCCGGATATCAAAATCAAGCTCACCACTTTCAATGGCCGATATTAAAGCCTGCTTATTAGTTCCTGTTGTGATCGAATTCAGAGGGCTGTCAATGCTTTGGTTCTGGCTGCCTTGTTTGCCCGAGCTGGAATAATAGGCCGTAATGAATTGAATCTTTTCTTTGGTCGTAATTGAATTCATTGGCTCATCCATACTTTGATTAACCCCGTTCCCGAAATGGTGTGAAATAAACTGTTGTTTTTGCTCAGAAGTTATCGCGTTTAATGGCTCATCGATGCTTTGATTATTGGCAGCCTGATTGCCGTTACTATTATACTGATGTGAGATAAAATGAGCCGAAACCAGGTGCTTTGAATTTTCGGTAGTAATAGTATTGGCCGGTCCGTCTAAACTATGTGCCGTATCGAAACGTCCATAGTAATCGCCTAAAAACTGTTTTTCAACGGTTACCAGTCGCTTGGTCTGACGGGTCAGTATCGGGTTCATGGGTTCATCGGCCAAATGATAGTTATCGGTATGGCAATGGTCTGCAATGAAATTAAGCTTTTCCATTGTTACCAAAACGTGCCTGTCTTTCGTTGTTACTGCGTTAAGGGGCGATTGTAAGCTTTGAACGTTTTTGCCATTTCCGTAATACTGAAAAATGAAGGCCAATTCAGGAGCATACTTATCTATGCCACCTGCAATGCGTTTGAGTGAGTTTGGAACAAGCTCATTTCTATGACCTTTTTTGATACGTGGATTAAATCTCCTGCCAAAAATACTTTCGCCTTCATTGGTAAGATCAATAAAATTCTTGCAGGCAACCCATTTTAGGAGTCCGTTTTTACCGTCTTTTGAATGGGTTGGTTCAGGCCAGCTCCAATTTAGCTGAAGGTGCGATTTGGTGAAAAAAGCAAAATAACGTATCCTGCGCGTTGGGATTCCGAAGTCAGCCGCATTGTTAATGTATTCGCTGTAATCGTAACCAAGGGCGCAGATAGCAGCTTTCCATTTCTCGAACTCTTCACCTTTTCTGGTTTTGTCGGGTTTACCATCTTTGAGCGGAGCCCATTCTTTAAACTCCGGAACGTTTTCAATACCAATTACTGAAGGCTGTAAAAATTTGACGTACCTTAACAATTCCCATCCGAGGGTATAACTGCCTATTTTCTTTTCACGGCCACCGTTCGCGCGGCTGTGCTGGGTGCATTCAATGGATGCCCAAACAAAGTCAACCGGTTCCATTTCATGCTCATCTTGAGTGTAAAAATTAGCCAAGTAATGTTTAATCCCTTTATTATTGTGCATATTGGTTCTGATTGCAATCTGATTGTGATTTAAAACCCATTTCACTTTTAATCCTGATTTTTTCATTGCGTGAGTAACTCCTCCGCCACCTGCTAAAAAGTCACCCGAGGTAATTTCTATCATGTTTGTTTATTGTCTTTCGTTAGTATTTCTTTCACCGTGTTTTCAATCAGTTTATAAATTCCCATTTCATTCAGAGCTTCCTTTAAGGTAATTTCGGTGATGTGTTCCATTGGTGCAACGCCATTGATGCAGTGTATGCAGTTTTCGGTTTTAAATCCGCCTCCGGGCAATTTTGATTCGCGTTTTCCGGTTCCCCTGCACGATGGGCACGTCTTTCGCGTGATAGTTACCTTTTTAACGCGGTATTCAATCTTCGATGTCTCTGTCATTGCGATGTGCCCCGTAGTTGAATATTAAGATTATTGCCACGAATGCGAACCATGCGAGTATTGCTGCGACTGCTATCATGGGATATAAAGTTGAGTGAACGGTATGCGGATCATCTTCATTGGCCGTTTTTGCCAGTTCCGGTACTGCATTTGCGCTGAAGAAAAACTGGCGCTTTGTTCGTACTGTTGATCAAGTTGGGCAATACGTACGGCATGGTGCTGATGGTGGCATCCCGGTCTTAGCGTGGTACACGATGAAAACAGGATCAGGCCAACGATTAGCATTTTAGCTAACGAATACTGGGCGAAATGCTTCCCGTTTTGTTCTATAATATGGCGGTGAATAGCCAAACCAGTTTCCTTTAAATTGTGGATGCGCGCTCCCAGGCGGAAGCATCCAAATAAACTTAAGGCTTCGAGTGGGGTAATTGTCTTCCCGGCTTCCAGATGTCGCCTGATTCGTTCGTTTTGTGATAAATTTTCCATCTTTGTAAAGCTTTTTAATGTGAGTTGAAAAGTTGTTTTAAGAGCCTCGCAATCCTGGCCGACTGCGGGGCTCGTTTTTGTTTATTGAAATAAATTTGGTTGTATTGCGTCAGACACCCGTTTCTTTTCCGGAAGCTGTCCGGCAATTAGAAATTCGTCCACTTCGCTTTCGGCTTTTTTACACTCCATTAGAATTTATTTATCGCGATTGCTCCTGAAGTATAGTTTCTGAAGCCTGCGCATTTCAGCTACTTTTTGAATGAATTCGTTCATAGATGAGCTTGTTTTAAGTGAATTTAAATCGTTCGTTTTCTTCAATGATTGTTGTTGAGAATGGGAAGCAGTCAGCCGGTACCTGTTTGATCGATTCAATTAGTCCAGTTGATCCGGTAAATAAGACGTGCCTTTTTTCATCAATCGAAATTTCAAGGTGCAGGCACTTTTCATCGCCGCTTCTTTTGAAAACTTTTGAATCTTCGAGCCTGAAGCGGTGTATCGTGATCTCCCGGTTAAGAACCTTCGAAATCTTTATTTTTTCGCCTACAAAACCGCGTTCCGGAGCTTTAATATTAAGGTCGCTAAACCGCTTCATTAAGTAATTTTTTCATTAGATTTTTACTATCGCAATGTTTGGCCCAGCCTTTATAGCTGGCTATCGACTTTGCATTTCTGTTTTTCTTCAGCATCCGTGCAAAATTCTGTTTAATGGTTTTTCTTAAAAGTGTGTGAGTGTGGTAAAAGACATAGCCAACGAAATCGATGCCGCGATCATCGACCGGAAATACCTGATAATTTCCTTTAACCGTAAGCTTCAGGTTATCATGAAGGTACATCCTGATTTCAGCAAGTAAACCGTGCAGATAGGGCTTGTATCCGGAAAGTATGACCAGATCGTCAGCATAGCGGAAATAGTAGCGTACCCGTTTTTCTTCCTTGATCCAGTGATCGAAATAACTTAAATAGAAATTAGCCAGATATTGGGAAAGATAATTCCCGATTGGCAAGCCATCCGTTGAGTCAATAATTTCGTCAAGTAGCCACAATAAATCGTTGTCTTTAATCTTCCGTCGCAGCAACTCTTTTAAGTTATCATGATCAATATTCGGGTAAAACTTTGTGATGTCGAGCTTGAGACAGTACCGGGTATTTTCAACATCGTTTAAAGACCGTTTAACTGCCTTTGCAGCGGCGTGAATGCCCTTCCCCTTAATGCAGCTATAAGTGTCAGCCGTGAAAGTTGAGACGAATAGCGACTCCAATATGTTCATGATGGCATGATGTAAAATCCTGTCTGGGAAGTATGGCAGCCTGAAGATGATCCGTTCTTTCGGTTCGCGAATCATGAAAGTGGTATATGCAGATGTCCGGTACGTTTTATTCATCAGCATTTCGTGAAGCTTTAAAATGTTGGCTTCTCGGTTCTGGTCGTGCGCAATTACTCCAGCCTGTTTAGATTTTCCCTTCCTGGCAATTGAATCGGCCAGTTGAAGGTTTTCGATGCTGCTAATTCGCTCGTATAGATTGTTCATTCGTTTCATTTTGCCTTTGCCTTAATAGGTCTCTTTCTCCGCCAGTTGGCGGATACTAAAGCCCTGTTAAAATTTGTTGTTTTTTGCTGTGATAGCAGGGTTTATGCTGCGAGATAAAACATAGGTGAGACCTGACGTTCGAGTTACGGTTATCGTAGTTCGTGTTCGAATTCGAAAAGTCGAACCCTGAACCTGAGGACAGAACTGTCAGAATCAGCAGCATACAACCTTTTATTAAATTAGATTAACCAAGTCTTGTAATCGTCATTCAAGACGTTGAAAACGTGCATTGCCTTTTCAGACTCGTCTGAACAAAGGCGAGACCCGACGTGCGAGCTACGGTTAACGCAGTACGTGTACGAATCCGAAAAGTCGAACCCCGAACCCGAGGACAGAACCGTTGCCCAGGGATAGTGCTTTATCGTGTCTTTTGTGAAATCGGCTTTTTTGCCTTCGTTTACAGCCGATACGCCAACCATCAACCGGTAAACAGCTTTTAATGGTTCGCGAAACTCTTCAGGTAAATTATCCACTCCGGGGAGTTGCGCTGGGTCGATATTTCTTGCTTTGCAGAAATCTTCGAATGATTGCATTTGCCTGAAATCAACTTTCTGTTGATCTTCTTTTTGGTTTGTTTTTGCTTTTGCCATTGCTCTTAATTTTTATTAGTTATCAATAATTTAAAAAGTGGTGTGAATGTTTTGCCGATAAAGTCTGATTTTTCCTGATTTTCACATGAAAGGCGAGACCCGACGCACGAGTGACGGCTATCGAAGAGCGTGCGCGAAATCGAAAAGACGAACCCCGAACCCGAGGACAGAAATACTTGCTCCCATTTCGGTTGTTTCGTGTCGTTAAAGTCAGCTTCCCAATTGCCGTTTACAGTTTTTGTAATATGGCATAGTTGTTTGAATGCAACAATGTGAGGGCGGTCGGTTGGATAGATGATATCATCTTCATCCACTGGGCGCATTTCAACGGCGTCCTCGTAGGTTTCAATGTTTCGCCAGTCATCCGTAAAACTTTTCTCACCGAATTCTTCGTTTAGTTTTTCCTGAAACCATGCGGGCACGTGCAGGAAAAGTCGTTTTGCAGTTTTTTTGTCAATATTCATAGGAGTTATAATTCAAATAATTTCAATTGCGATTTGTCCTCTATCTTCATTTCAGGCAGACGTATGGATTTATCGTGTTTGTTTTTGTTCGATGAAACCGGTACATAGCAGGTAAAGCCCCAGTCGTCGTATTCCCAAACATCAATCTGACCAACCAGCTTGTCTCCATAATCAGGATCTCTTTTAATCTCGAAGTTTGCAACTTCTTTTATCCTTGATATTTCTTCATTAATTGATTGGCTCAGCCTGTCCTTATCCGGGACTTGAATAGTTTTACAAAAAAGGTTAAGATTGTCTTCAGTGCCACGCCTGGCATGAACCGGCAATTTCATAGACCGCTTCTTTTTATAATCGGGAATACCTAAAGGCTTGAAGCGATTGATTAGCTTAATCCTTATCGTTACTTCCATGATTATGGCTCGTATTTCGGTAGCCTTGACTCGAAGTATGGGAATACGTCAACAATATTGCTGACTGCCAGAGAGGTAATTTCGTAAGAAACCAGGAGGTAACTTAATCCATCTTCAAGGCGTTTTAAGGCCTGTTTAATGTCATCGGCAGCAATCAGGAACGATTCGCTAATCTTCTTTTCTTTTCCGGCATTTTCATCGATGGTAACAATGCTGATTTTGCCTGTGTAGAACCATTGTCCCTCTTCGTGCGGGAAGATTTCAACAATGTTTGTTTGAGTAATTTGCTTTACCGTGA